ATGCAACTATCAGAATTATATTTTCATATTGAGGACTATCTTTTATTTTGCAAAAGTAAAAACCTCGCCAGAAAAACATTGAAAAGTTATGAGCAAAGTTTAAAACTTTTTGAGCGTTGGGCGCATGATAATAAGATTGATAACGTAGATAAAATCACTGCTACAGTTATAACAAAATATATTCATTCCCTACAGACAAGGGGAAAATATGAGGTTGTTGGAAACGAAACATCGAGATATTCCAACTTTCCTGAAAATAGGACAGATTTAGGCAAACCCGTTTCTACTACAACCATCAATAATTATATTCGGAATTTAAAGGCTTTTTGCTCTTACTGTTACGAACTTGACTTGATAAAGGAAAATCCCATGCGAAAAATCAAACAACTGCCAAACAAACGCACACCAAAGAATTTCATCACAGATGAGCAATATAATACTCTGCTTCGTGCTATGAATTTAGATACTTTTCCCGAAAGGCGTGATTTTGTTATTATCAATCTTCTTTTTGATACTGGTATGAGAATTACAGAATGTTTGCTTATTCAGGTAAAGGATATTGATTTAACCAAAAGATGTATTTTCCTGCCTGCCGAACACACGAAAGGTAAGCAAAGCCGTTATGTTTTTTATTCTTCTGAAATGGCTACGATTATCCGTCAATGGTTAAAATTTAAAGATTTATATACAGAGAGTGACTTTTTATTTAGTACTTCAAGAGGGAACAAACTGAAAAATACATATTTTGAGAGCAATTTCAGAAAATATATTAAGCGTGTCGGATTGGAAAATATAACCCCACACTGTTTAAGAAATAACTTTGCAAAACGCTTTTTAATGGCAGGGGGTAATATTTATGTACTTTCTAAAATTTTAGGACATAGTAGCGTTGTTGTAACAGAAAAAGCGTATCTTGATTTAACTACGGATGATATTAGACAAACATATCAGGCATTTAGCCCTTTGTCCGTTATGAAGAAAAAGTAAAAAAATGGGGTAACAAATCGTTACCCCTTACATTCCAATCTTGCATAACACAAAACCGACAAAAGCACCAACCAGAGATAAAACCACTTTATCAATGATAGCATCATATCTTTTTGCAGGCTTAGAGACCAGCTGCTTCACATCGTCCTTGATTTCTCCGACATCCGTTTTGATATGCTCCTGCTCATTTTGCAGAACCGAAAACGCATTTGTCAGCTCCTCCAAATTGTCCTGCCGCTTCTCCATGCGGTCAATCCGCTTGTGTGCGGACTTGGTGCTATCCAGTGCCTCTTGCACCATTTTTTCAATGTTTTCCATAAACCATCCCTCCCCTTAACTCTGCACCTGTGCCGCTGTGACATGGTGCGGATTGTTCGTATCATTCAAATGCGCCTGCAATGCCGCCATGACCGCCGCTGTCCCGACTGCCGCAGAGGATGCCAGCGAACCGCTTTTCACGCCACTGGTAACGGATGCCGCAAGCGTGGGAATGAAATCCCCCAGCTCCACATCGTTGTACTGCTCAAGCAAACAATCCCATTCATACGATATAACCTTCGCCTGTTTCCGAAATCCCATTTTGGTATTGATAACCGTTACCATATCCCCCAAAAAGACTTCTTCCAAAACGGCATACTCCCGATATTCCACCGTCTTTTCCAGTGCCACAAAATCCGCCTTGATGTTGATGCTTGGAATGTCACAGCCTTCATCCAGCAGCTTTTGCGCCTCTGCCTGCACCTCGGAAATGCTCTTATTTTCCTCTGTCAGCGTATGGATTTTCGGGTAGATATAATCGCCCAGATGGGGGCTTTCGAGCGTTACACTGCCGTTCTTGCCGTAGCAGACAATGCGTGTCTTGACCTCCGATTCATCCTCTGTGACCTCAAGCCCGACAAGGTTTTTCCCATAGCGGATAGAAACGCCCCTGTCCTGCCCCAATGCCGCCTTGACGGATACCCGAAAGCCATCCCGCAGCAGCTCGCCGCCGTAGCCCTTGACAAACGAGGTGGTTTCCTCATCGTCCGATAACAACGCCTGCACGGGATTCATACGCCCCGTTGTGAGCGTCCCTGTCAGCGAAATATCCGTATCAAAGGAAAAGGGCATAGGATAGGCAAACGCCGCCTGTAATGCCGTCAGTGCCGCCGTAGCCGTACCGCTGTGGTTGATTGGTTCGCACTGGTTGTCCAGTAAATCATAAAAAATATGCCTTGCGTTGACCGTAATTTCCTTCATGGTTGGCTTGACGTAGTAAATGCGGAACGGCTGCATCCCTCTTGGCGTGGATGCGTAGAGAATCCGCCCACGCTCAATGCGTTTCCACTTGCCGCCATCGTCATAGGGGTGCTTCAGCTCCAACTCATACGCCCCGTTCAATTCTTCCTCCACAACACAATGGCTGGGAACCAACGCCCCCAGCCCGAATGTGTCAAATGTCTTTGCCGTTTTTTCGTGAATGGTAATCATAACATCACCCCATCATGCCGACCAATTCCTGATACTGCTCCTCCGTGATGCGGTTCGCCATCAAAAACACATCCAGCTTGTTCAGCATGCCCTCTTTTTCGTATGCACCTCTGCTAATCAGTTTTTTCAGTCTTGCGTATGTCATAACTATCTACTCCCTTCAAATTTCTAATTCCTTCATGCAGACCAAATAGTCCACATTGATTGCAGTGTCTAAAATTGCTTGTTCGGTTTCGGAAAGAGGTGGTTCGGGGATGGGTTCCGGTGGTGTGTATTCCGAAAACGTACCTGTTTCAGAATCATAAATCATGCCAAGGGTAACGGTATCGTCACAAGGAATAGCAGTCACAGGGTTGCCCGATGGGTCAGGTGGATAGTAGGGTTCTGTTTCCCTGTCTTTCAGAACATCAATCACTCTGTTTTGTAAAATCATTGCGTAAGTTTTCATAGCGCACCGAACCCCCATTCGATTTTTACATATCCATCGCCGCCGTTACCACCATTAGAGCCGGAGTTCGATGGCGAACCATCTACCGCAGTTCCGCCTTTTCCGATTGTACATTGTATTTTACTATCGGTAAGATGTACTTTAAACCTCTCCACAGCTTCGCCACCGCTACCGCCAGCACGGCCTGCATAGTCTTTACCTGAATAGTAGCTATAACCTCCGCCACCTCCACCGCCTCTGAAACCGTCCTTGCCAGCTTTTCCACTACTCATAGCGCCGTCCCCACCATTACCAATAGAGCCGCCGCCACCACCTCCAAAGCCGGCGGTATAGCTGGTTGCACTTCCTGATGCCCCTCCTGAACCGAGCAAGCCATCTTCACCCGCTTTATTTCCGGCACCTCCTGCGCCTCCACCTTTTCCCGGCGAAGCAGTAACACCACTGCTACCTCCAATTCCGCCAGCAAGAGTAATCGCATCACCTATAATTGTAGGTTCTCCATCATTGCCCTTGTAGCTTGAATACTCACTTTTGCCAGTGCTACCGCCAGCACCGCCCCCTGCACAGGCAGTAACGTATATAAACTTTACGCCTTTCGGTATCTGCGCAACAAAGGTGCCAGGTGTATCAAATTCTACCTTTCCGCCTTGAATAGCATCTAACATCTTATCCAACGACTGAAACCCACTTGTCCCAATCGTACTATTCAAATAGGCTTTGATTTTATTCTCTAACGCACTCTCCACATCCCCACGCTGTGCCAAGGTTTCCAAAATCCCCCAGAAGGTATCCACGCCGTACTCTGCCGCCTTGTCCCCGGGCTCGCCGAATGTTGTGGCAATCTTGTGCATGGTATCCAGTGCATCTTGAATTTCCTGAAACAGCACAACCAGAACGCCGTATTCGTTCTCACTTTCCACCGCATCCGTCCAAGGAATCGCCGCCGTCACATAAATTTCAAACACCTGCGTAGACAAAATCTGACCGCCTGCATTCCATACGGAAATCTGTGCCTCGACCGCCTTTGCCTCGGATAAAATTTCATTCGCCAATGCAAATTGGCATCTGCCCGCAGCCGCATCCGTCACTTCCCCCTGATTAAAAAATGTGCTGCCATCCGCCTTTCTGAATGTGATACGCACCTGCTCGCCTGTCAGATTGATTGGCACACCGTTTTCATACAGGCATACATCCAGATATCTGGATTTTGTATCATGCTGCACAGGGCGAATCCCGATGCTGTTCGGCTTTTTGTTCACATCAATTTCCAGCCGATTATACGTTTTTGCCAT